TCAAAGTCGATCCATGGCAGCCGTGGCTTTTAGAGCTTCCTTCTTTTTTTGAGAGTCTAAAAGATGACCGTATACTCGCATCGTAATTGTGATATCTGAATGGCCAAGACGTTTTGAGATGTAATAGATGTCAATGCCCTGACTAATTAGGTAGCTAACGTGGCTATGACGGAGGCCGTGGAAAGTGATTTGCTTTTCTTTTGGGATCCTCGCTTCGTCTTGCAAAATTGCAAGTGCCTTATTACAGGCTGTATCAGTAATGACCGTGTGCCACTGATTACGCATGATCATTTGATCGGGATCTCGGTATCCAGTTCGCAGATATGTTGCCATCTGTTCTTGATGAACTTGCTCGAGTAGCTTAATAACGGCGGGGGAGACTTCAATATCACGTACAGATGATTCCGTTTTAGTCGGCTTGAATCCAGTCCCGTACTGGTGGTCCCAAGAACGTGTAACATGTATCACATTATTCTTAGTATCTATATCGGGCCACGTTAGCGCTAGAACCTCTGAAACTCGCATGCCTGTCATTGCACCTAGATAAACTGCAAACGCTCCTATGCTTCGATATGAAGCCTTCTCGGCTGCCTTAGACTTAACCTGCGCAAAGTCGTCTTGATCAAGCACTTTGACTTTGCTTCCTGAACGGATTCCACCAACCTTAGCACCAAAAGTGAAGTCCGAAAATAGCAGACGGTCATTGATGGCTGCCTTAACCATTGAGCGGACATAGCTATTCATCTTGCTGACAATATCCTTTGAACGTTCGCGTGGGCCTTTGCGTGTGGTCTCTTTCTTGCGGTCCTTACCAGCGGCAAAGTCGTTCAAGAAACGTTGCCATTCGATTGGACGGATTGAGCCAAGCTCACGACCGTCAAAACGCGACTTCAGATGTTTTCTAAGCAACGTGTATCTATATTCAGTATTGAGAGACTTATCGCCTGACTTATAGGCATCAATCCATTGATCCCAATAATCCAAAAACAATGTCCCAGCTTTGGAAGGATCGCCACCGCGTTTGAGGTCATCTTCCACAGCTTCCGCAGCGTCTTGCGCAGATGATTTCAACCGATATCCACCGTGTGAAGCGACCAACTGCTTACCGGCGGAATCCGTATACTTAACACGGTATTCCCAATACTTGCCGCGTTTTCTAAATGTTGCCATGCGAATCGCCTCCTTTTCTGGTAAAATTGAGTATGCAAAGAGCCTTGCTGCTCCGAGTAATTGTTTGGCGTCTACCCATTCACTTCAGCCGGTGGGGTAGGCGCTTTTTATTTTGCATCCAGCCCCACTCTCCGGCTTGCACGGGGACGCCGCTTGCGTGGGGGAAGAAACTAATTGTCGTTGACAACATGGTCGGGAAGAAAAAGAACAACTTTTTGGCCGGCATATTCAGGAGATATGCCAGAATTGATTGCAGATGTATTCACTGCTCCAACACCATTGAGAACTCCATAAACGCTTAAATAGGTTCCTTCTATTAGTTTTTGACCAGTAGAAGGCTTATATACAACCATGAACCTAGGATCTGAAGATTCATCATTAGATAGCAATAGGTGATACTCTCCAAAGTTGTCAGCGCCAAGACTTTTTATATAGTAGTGATTTAGAACGTACGCATTGCCATTAGAAAGATCACTTTCTGGTTGAGACAGTATGGTGTCATCAGCAAACTTGGAATGTATGTCTGCATACTGAGAAGTATCGAATGAATCGGAGCTTGATGTTGCCTCATCAGATGAGCTTTCGGAGGTAGAAGAATCTGCTATATCTGAATTGCTACTATCTGTGTCTTCTGAATCATCATCTCCAGCCGCGTTTTCGCTAGATTTGGCGCTGGTTTCGGGTGTCCCGTCCTCTGATGCTTTGTTGCCACTGCCACCAGTTATATTGCCAATGACCACCATGACAAATAGCATAACTATAAGCCATACCCACCAACGTTTATATATCGGTTTTTTTGGTTCACCCTTATCCAAAATTAATCCCTCCAAAAAATCCAGCTTTTAACGTCAATCAGGGTTTGGACGTAAGATTGCTATTTATTTAAACGCATATGATCCGACGACTTTGCCGATCACATCAATGGTATCAGTTTCGTCAGCGTAAAAGTCTGGATAGATACGTTCACCCGTTTTTTCGTCCACATCATCATTCAATGAACGAAGGCACAAACGATCTTGTTCGAATATCAGCTTTTTAATGAATGTCATGTCGTCAATATCAACTACCGCAATCATGCCATTCGTAACATCTTGTGTTTTCTGTGCGAAAACAAACTCGCCGTCTTCGTAGTAGGGGGACATGCTATCACCTACGACTTTAAAGCAGTAATCATAGTGCGACGGTATAGCACTGTCCGGAATCTTAACTGTATCCATTGGTTCATCGCGATCATCATTAAAGGCACCATAGCCAGCGGCCACAATACCATCAATCTCAACATCAAAAGCGGGCTCATCGAGATTACGTTCTGCACGCGCCTCATCTAAGCTGACAACGTTGTCTGGATTTTGCTGTTCATTAAGTTGCTTCTCAGCATAGGTGTAGACTTTCTGCTGACGTGTTGGGTGAAGCTGTTGCATAGTGCTTATGGTTTCTTCGATCACTTTTCTGTCTGAACTCTTTGACAGGTCTGTGTTCATCATATCGTCCAACTTTATGCCAAAGATATTAGCAATATCAGCAAGTATTCCCGCTTTCGGAGTGTACTTGCCAGATTCCCATTCACTGACGGTAGAAACACTTCGATGGATCATTTCAGCGAATGTTTGTTGATCATAGCCACGTTTTGCACGCAGATACTTTAGGTTTTTTGCAAACATGTCAAGTTCCTCCTTATTTCTATAGGAACATTATATCACCACTTCGGAAAAACGGAAATATATTTCCGAATTAAATTTCGGAAATACTGAACTTTATTATTGACTTCGGAAAAACCGAAACGTATTATATAGACATAAAGAACGAAGGGAGGAAATAACGATGAGTGAAAAGTCTGAAAAATTTACACTTCGTCAATGGCGAGGAATTCGGGATATGCGTGTGAACGAACTTGCTACTGAATCAAACTTGACCGTAAAAACGATTAACAATTATGAACGTGACATTGATCGTCTACGTGGAGCAAGCTATAAGAATCTAGAAGCTATTGCTAAGGCTTTAAGGATCTCAGTAGATGATATTTTTTTGTCACCTACTTCGGAAAAACCGAAGTATCCAGTAAAGGAGGCGGTATAGATGAAACTGGAAAACTGGAGCGATCATTCAATCTGTTTCGTGGAAGGAGACGGTAAACGTTGGATGAGCGCATTTTGATACTGGCAATCGTTGATACTATCGCTTGGATTTGCCTGATCGTATCTGATCGAATGGGTTTGGGAAAGCTTTATAAGTTGTGGGTGCTTCTGGTAGTTTCCGCACTGGTAGTTGCTCTATATAGTCCAACCATTCGGGCAGTGATTCGTTAAATTTCCTACGGGTGTCCATGGCTTTGAGAAGCTCTTCGCCCTCAGTAAAGGAACCGAATTTGTTAGTGATATCTAGCAATTCAATAATTTTATTACGTTTATCGTCATCTAAAAATTGCATCAGCTTTGGCGCGGTTTCGTTGACGATTGGACGGTTTTCATCACCGTATGTTGTTAGCAAGTTATTGATTGCTCCGGTGAATGATGCAAGTAATTCTACTCGTTGTTCTCTAGTACGCGCCTCATAACTCATAACTTGCTGATCATGCTTGAACCTGTTGTTTGCATCATTCAATCGTTCGGCATGTCGATTATTTGTCATTGTCACAAACACTGGTGACACAATAGCCGCGATTGCGATTATAGCCAATACCCAGTTACTCATTTTAATCACCTCGTCAGAATTATCTCACAAAACAGAAAGAAGGAAACACATTGAACGGACTGAAAGTAATCGGCCGTGAGCATATCGGCCATATTGAGTTCACCGGTATCGAAGGCGGATTCGGCAAAAACAAAAAAGCGATGCTAGTTAAAGACATCGCACAGATTCACAGCCGGCCTGTTAAGAAAATCAACGAGTTGATCAACAACAACCGCAAACGCTTTGAAGATGGACTAGACATTCTAGACCTGAAACAGGTCGTTAAAAAGGACCTGTTTAGTGAATATGGATTTTCCGCTGCTGAATGGGGAAATGCCAACAATGTCTATCTACTTTCCGAACGTGGGTACTCTAAGTTGCTGAAGATCCTTGAAGATGACAAGGCTTGGGAAGTATATGACCAACTTGTCGATGGTTATTTCACCATGCGGGCAGAAGCCAAGGTAACTAAACCGCGTATCGATTCCGACAAACGGCTTGAGATCATGAGTGAGAATGCTCAGACACGTAAGGGAACATTGCTTTACCGGATTGCAATGCAAACCCAGTCAGAAACAGCTAAACAGGCGTTGCTTGCGAAAGCAGCTGAATCGATCACCGGTGAGATGGCTATTCCTGTACTACTGAAAAAGGAATACAGCGCCGGTGAGGTAGCCAAAAAGGTTCACGCGTCATCTGGACAAATGGTTGGCCGCATTGCCAACAGACTGGGAATTAAAGCCGAACATCCAGGGCAAAACGAATACGGTCGATGGGCTAACAGCAAGTCTCAACACAGCGACAAAGAAGTCCCTCAATGGATGTACTTCGATAAGGGCGTTAAGGCTATTGCCGATGAGCTGAAGCGAGCTAAGGAGGCTGTCTAAATGAAAGATCAAGGAAAGCTTGTCGAAGGTGGCCGCTTCAGGGTGTTTATAGACGGTACAGTACATCGAATCAAAAACGGAACTGAAAAAGTGGCCACTCAATCAGTGCTCAAATTAAAATCAGGGAATTTTTTATTTACTTCATACACCGAAAACGGTAAACAAAAACAGTTTTATGTAAGCAGGCTGATAGCAGAAGCGTATATTCATCCGTTAGAAAAAGGACAAATCGTGCGCTATCGGGACGGTGATCGATTAAATGTGAATGCAAGCAATCTATATATTGCCAACAAATCAGAAGCTTCAAGAGAAGCAATTAAGAAAGCACACGAAAAGCAGTGGAAACATTTTGGCCACGCATGTCCACGTTGTGGAAAAATGACCGTTTCAAAAGGAAGGCTGTGTGCCGATTGCCGTCTTGAACTCAAAACGGAGCGTATGCATGAACGCAATGTTGCAAAAAAGAAACTGGCAATTGCTGAAGAACTTGCTGTTATCAATCCAAGCCTACTTACTGACGCTGAAAATCAAATAATCGCGTTGAGGCGGTCTGGAGAAGCGTATGAAGAAATCAGCAAAAAGCTTGGACTAGGGATAACCAAAGAGCGTATCCGACAAATCATTAACAAATGCATTGTCATTTCTAAGCGAGGCTATCGGCGAAAGAAGCCAGCATATTCTACCCGTTATAGGAAAACCAGCCAAGACAGTATTGAAGATCTTCAAACAAAGATTAGAAAAACAGAAGCCCGGCTGTTGCATTACAAAGAATGGCTTAAAAATAAAAAAGAAAAAGGATAACAAACTTTTACAAGCCAACAGGAAAGGAGGAAAAGCCGTGGAAACGACATTGAAGATTAACCCTGAAATCACTATCACACTACCGGAAGACAAGGTAATCGTTGATCGTTCAAGATATGAGCAATTGAAGCGAGACGCTGATTATCGTGGCTGGTGGAACGTTACGGAACTGAAGAATCGATATCACCGCGACAAGGCCTGGTTTAAGCGCAACGTGTTTTCTCCTTACGAGTGCACGCTTAGAGACCGTATCGTGATGTATCCACATGGCGGAAAGTCTGACTATTTGTGCAAACCAATCCCATTTGATGATTTTGTGCAGAGCCACTTTCCAGAAATCAGTAAGAGGGCGGAGAAATGATTGGTTATTTACTAATTGCTGGTGGCTTCGGCGTTATCGTTGGCCACTGCTTAGGCCACAGCGGAAATTGGAGGCAGTGGATTGAATGAAGCAGAACGTACCATTGGTGATCTTCTTAAAGAACACAACAGATTGACGTTAGACGTCATTCGCGGCAACCACACACCGATTGCAAAGATGTTGCTTGCCGAGAATAAGAAGCTGCGCGCACGGCTAGCGAAGCTAAGGGGGTGACGTGATGACCAATGAAGACTACGAACGAATTCTAGCAGAAGCTAACCGCCAGATTGCCAAATATCACAAGGTTGCCACTGACTATGGGCCAAGTAACACAGACCCTCATCAAACGTACGCCATGGGCCAAGAGGATGGCGCACGCGCAATTCTATTCATTATCAAACAAGCCATGAAAAAAGCCGCTGGTATGCAGGCCAACGACTAATAGAAAGGAAAATATTATATGTCAGTATTATACGACTTAACAGACAAATTGACCAGTTTGCAACGACTGGCAGAAAGTGGCAACGCTGATCCAGAAGCGATTGCTGACACGATGGAAATGATTAAGGGCGACTTTGATGACAAGGCAGTTGGCTATGTCAAGGTCTATAAATCAGTCGAAGCAGACGTCAAAGAAATCGACGCTGAAATCAGACGTTTGCAAGAACGCAAGACAAGTGCCAAGAAAAACGCTGCGACGATCAAATCACGATTGGCGCAAGCAATGGTTGAGACTGGTCGTGAACACATTCATACACCATTGTTCAGCATTTACACACGTAGAACAGAGAGTGTGGAAGCGCCAGAAGACCCGACTAAGTTGCCACCAGAGTTCATTAAGACCACATTGGCAGTCAATAAAGCCGACTTGAAGAAAGCATTACAAGCTGGCCGTGAGGTACCAAACGCGCGACTGGTTGAGAACGTGTCACTGGGGGTGCGGTAAATGTCCATTGATGCAAAAGGTATTGCAGCCAATCTTCGCCTTTCACGCATTGAAGCCGGGCTTTCCCAGGGCGATGTTGGCAAGCATTTCGGTGTAACACGCCAAACAGTAAGTATGTGGGAACGCGGAATTAACAAAGTTAGTGCAGAACTGGCGGGACAGTTGGCTGAATACTACGGGGTTTCAATCGAAAATATTTACGACCCGTTTCGGGCATTAATGGGGGTGCGGTAGATGCAGCCAATTAAACATGCATCTTCAATTGATCGAACAAAGAACTGGCGGGTTTTGATTTATGGAAAGCCCGGTGTCGGCAAAACATCAGCCATTCGCAATCTTGATGGCAAAACACTCGTGCTAGATCTGGATGACAGTTCCAAAGTGCTATCCGGTGCAACGAACATCGACGTGCAACCATTTGACCGAAGCAAGCCGAGTGAGGAATGGAAAGAATTTCTGAAAAATCTGGCTGATCGCGTTTCTGGATATGACAATCTGGTGATCGACAACGTCTCAGCGTTCGAAAAAGACTGGTTTGTTGAGATGGGAAGACACAGCAAGAACGGCATTGGCAACGAACTTCAGGACTACTCAAGATGGACAAATTATTTTGCCCGTATCATGACCATGATCTTCATGGACGCACCAGTAAACGTGCTAGTAACCGCTTGGGAGAACACACGAGATGTTACGAGCGAAACTGGGCAATCATTCAGCCAGTATGCACCAGCAATTCGTGACAGTGTACGTGACGGACTATTAGGCCTGACAGATGTTGTAGGGCGCGTGGTAGTTAATCCCAAGACTGATGGCCGTGGCGTCATTCTAGAGGGCACTGATGCAATCTTTGCTAAAAACAGATTGGACAATCGAAAGTTAGTGCCAATTAAAGAGCTATTCAAATTTGGAAATCAGGAAAAGTCAGTTAAACAGGAGGACTAAAACATGGCTATCACAATGGACTACTCGCAAGCATCAGAAGGCAATGGCGACATTCAAGATGGTGTATATGAATGTGTTATTAACCGATTTAGATTTGACAACTACAAAGATCGTGAGTTTATCAAGTTCGATCTAATCGTACGCAATGATGTTCCACAAAAATATCAGAACAAGCACATTTTCGACAATTTTTATCCGAAGAAAGACACCGGAAAGTATGCCATGGGATATATCTACATGATTGGTGTAAAAGCAGCGATGCAAGATGGTAAAAAGTATGCTGACGTAGCTGCGATGCTTGCAGATTACACGGGTCATGCTGTGAAAGTCACCGTCAAGAACGAAGAATACAACGGCAAGACCTACCCGCATATCAAGAAATGGGAGCCAACGGCTTTTCCACAGATTCAGCATCGTTGGAAAGACAGCAAAGATGCGTCTTCTTCAAATTCTAATCCGTCTTTCGGCACACCGGCACAAGCAAGCCAAGCCAATACAGCCGATCAATTTGCCAACAACGGTCAGCCAATAGATATCAGTGATGATCTTCCATTCTGATTTGAGGTGATTACATGGCAGACGGAGGCTGGATCAAAGTATACCGAAAAATACGCCAGTCCTTCGTATGGACTGACGCTAATCAGCTAAAGCTTTGGCTACTGATTTTGATGAAGGCATCTCACGAAGGTAATCGGTTTTTGTTCAACGGTCAGCAGGTGGACGTGTCCAGCGGACAATTCGTCACGGGACGCGACGCACTGGCGTTTGAGTTCAACGAAGGCGTTAAGCGTGACCATCGGATTGTCGCACGTACGTTGTGGAGATGGATAAAACAATTTGAAAAAGAGCAAATGCTGTCCATCAAATCAACCCCGCAATACAGCGTCATTACAGTGGTTGAGTGGTCAACATACCAAGACGGTGACCATCAAGCGTCCATCGACCGTCCATCAAGCGTCCATCACTTGTCCACAATCAAGAATGCTAAGAATGCTAAGAATGCTAAGAAAGAAGATAGTCAGCATTCCCGCAAGCGGGAATATGCTGACGACTCTCCTGAAATGATTGAGGCTGTTTATCTCTGGTCGAAGATCAAAGGCAACAACCCTGAGCATAGGAAACCAAACTTGCAAGCGTGGGCTGACGACATTAGAAAGATGCACAAGCTTGATCATCGACCGTTTGAAAAAATCCACAAGATGATTGACTGGTGCCAGATTGATACGTTTTGGCAAACCAACATCCTAAGCGCATCAAAGCTGAGATCGAAGTACGACACCATGGCAGCTCAGGCAAATCGCAAGTTTTCATCTGGTAGACGGATAGAACACACGGAAGCAAAGGAGAACTGGGGATATGGAGTCGACTAAAGGCTTGTTCACACATGCGGACGTGCAAAAAATCATTGAGAAGCGAGGAATGGACGTTAGCAAGCTACCAACTCAAGAAGAGATTGAGAAACGCTTCTACGAACGCTCTATGGCCGCATTGAACCGCAAAAAGGCACGTGCCATTTATCGCTACTCAGTCTTCCCCGGAAACGTTCCAGCTAAGTTTGCGTTCGACAAATGGCTGCCTGAAATGCAGACGGATATGCAGAAATCAAGAGATCTGGGAAACCGAGCATACAAGCTTGCAAAACAAATGCAAAAAACGCCTAAGAACGTGATTCTGTTTGGACCGCGTGGGACGGGGAAAACGTCCTTGGCCTTGGCAATGCTGACGAGTCTACGAGATGAAGGCCAGTCAGGGCTGTTTATCTCAACGGCAGAGCTGAGCAACCTAATGGGCTTGCAATACGATGCACCAGACGTTCGCAAACGTTTGGTAGGCATTGAGCGCGCAATGAAAGAGGCTAATGTACTGCTGCTGGACGACTTCGGGACAGAAGGCGGTATGAAACTCGACATCAAACCGGTTAGACGCGACATGCAAGAGCTGATGTACCGTGTTGCGAATGCTCGTCTTGATTTTGAAAGCAACACGCCTCGTCTATCAACGATCATCACAACGAACAACGAGATGAGCGAGCTTGAGCACATGTACAACACCAAACTCATTAGCCGCCTCATTCCGAAATCTAAAGAATGCACACTCAACTTTGAAGATTTAAAAGACGTAAGGGGGAAAAGACTGTGACAGCTGAAGAAATGACGAACAGATATTTGCAGCATTTGGACAAGCATTTGCGGGCCTACGAAGCGTCCTTGAATCAAACGATAGCGGACGTTGAACGCGATTATGACAGTGGTTGCCTAGACGTTACCGAAGCACAGTGGCAAGACATCATCGTGCTTGTTGGGGGCATTGTTCAGGCAAATACACGCATGATTCATGATGCGTCAGATAGCATCTGTGCTGGCGGTCCAGTTTCGGGTAGCTTGCTTAAGCTAATTAAACTAGCTAAGCATTTAGCAGCACTGGACTTCTCAGAAACGCCATTAATTAAACAGGAGGCAAAAGCATGATTGGACACCAGAGTAATGCTAACAGCAAAGGCCAAGATTGGGCGCGCGAACGGCTACGAAATTTTATTGATGTTCATCCTAGTTTGCCAGTTTACCGTTTTGCTTTGATCGCAGGAGTTAGTCGCATCACAATTGCCAATTTCCTTGATGGCAAAGAGGTCATGCAGGGAACACTCATCAAAATAGCAAAGGCTATGGGAATATCAATCGATAAGCTGAGACAACCAATCAGCGATCAGGAATACATGGAGCTTAGACAGGAGGAAAAAGCATGACGCAGGTAACGGTACGGTTTTACAAACAAGGAGACAAAGTATGGCGCGATTTCAAGGCTGAATTGCTTAAGCGCTACGAAAATTCAGCGATGCTAGACATCTCGAATAGTAAAACATTCTCGAAAATTGAGAAGCAAGAGTTCAACAACCGGATCGTTGTATCAAAGAAAGCGATTGTCGAGAAGCGTGCGGTAGCCGGTATTGATGACAGTGACATTTTGAAGACCTCAGTCAACAACGGTCTTAAAAAGATTTCAAAAAAGCGAAAAGAAGCCCGTGCCAAATACGCGCGTGGGATTGCAGAAGCGGCCTCACAGTGCGACACACTGATTGACGTTGCAAAACGGATCGGGAAGTCAACAACGTTCGTGAAGCGAGTTGCAAGTGAGTTTGAGATCAAGTTGCCAAGCCGTAACAACGGCCATGAAGAGATTGCGAGTCGTTAGCGATGGTTATCCGCAAGAGACGCAGAGGCAAATACAACGCACAGCCAGTTGTGATTGATGGCATTAGATTTGCAAGTAAAGCAGAGGGCGCCTACTACATGCTGATACGCAACAAGCCACAGAAGGTAACGATTCAAGAATCGTTTGAGATTTTGTCGGCATTCAAGATCAATGGAAAACGTTATTCAGCAAGAAGATACACACCGGACTACTGCTTCTATGACGGTGATGAGTTGACAAAAGTTGTTGACGTTAAAGGCGGAGACGCGACTTTGACTACCGATGCAAAACTGCGAATGCTGCTGTTCATGATCAGGTACAAAATACCGATCACGATTGCTAGATATGACTATCACACTGGGCTATTCACGGAAGAACAACTATAAGAGGCGAGAAAATGACGACCAAATTCACAGCAGATGTCGTTCACAAACTGTTAGGTGTTCGTGAGGCACAGCAGGCACCAGCAGCGTTGATGAAGATTGTCATGGATCAGCAAAAGCGTAACGAGCTTTTTAAGCAATTCCTAGATGTCAGCACAGACGTATCACATGACTGGTTCTCAGAATATTTCATGAGTGTTCAAGCTGATCGCAAAGACAAGAAACAAGATTTCACCCCTGAAAGCATTAGCAAGCTCGTGAACATGCTCGTTGGATCGAATGACAGTAGCGAGTATTACGAGGTCGCGGCTGGGACTGGCTCAATGATGATTCAGCGATGGCAACAAGACCGTTTGAAGCACAAGCCGTGGGATTATCGGCCAAGCATGTATTTTTACCATCTGGAAGAGCTTGGCGACAGTACGTTGCCGTTTTTAATATTCAATTGTGCCATTCGCGGCATGAACGCAACAATTGTTCATGGTGACAGTCTGACACGTGCTGCTAGACAAGTATATTTCATTCAAAACGATGAAGACGACTATTTGCATTTCAGTACAGTGAATGTGATGCCACACAGCAAAGACGTTGAACAAGAATTTGATATTCGACAATGGCTAGAACCTGAACAAAGTCACATTGAATCAACAGAGATACCCGCAAGATACAACGAAGTCATTCAGGAATTAGCAGCGGGAAAGGAGGACAAACTTGAAGAGAAATGAACAGCTATTTCAGACCTATTTCAAAAAGTGGATTGAGACATACAAGCACAATTATGTGACCCCAGTGACCTATCGCAAGTGGGAGAACACCGAGCGAGTGATCAAATTGTTGGCACCACAACTAAAGGTGACACAGCTTACCCGCAGAAGCTATCAGCAGCTTCTTAGCCAGTATGCAGAGACACATGAGCATCAAACGTGCATGGACTTTCATCACCAGCTAAAATGCGTGATTCAGGACATTCTAGACGAAGGACTGATTAAGCGAGATCCAACCTTGCGCGCAGTTATTGGCGGAACGAGGCACAGAGAACACAAGATTAAGTTTTTGCAGCCAGAAGAATTAGAAAAACTTCTCCAAGATCTCAATTTGGGAAAAGAGCTAGATTACGATTACATGATTTTACTGCTTGCCAAGACGGGACTTAGATTTGCAGAGGCTCTCGGGCTAACACCGGCAGACTTCGATTTAGACTCTTTGACACTAAGAATTAACAAAACTTGGGATTACAAAAGCGCAACAGGTAAGTTTGCCCCTACAAAAAATAAATCATCTGTGCGAACGATTGCACTTGATTACAAAACTGCAGCAAAGTTTGCAATGCTGATCCAGAATTTGCCGAAAGAAAAGCCAATATTTGTACCAGACGGAAAGCGTATATACAACGAGACCATTAACGACATCTTGAAACGTCATTGTGAGAATGCAGGCGTTCCCGTTATATCAGCACACGGATTGCGGCATACACATGCATCATTACTGATTGGCAAAGGTATCAACTTACAGGCTGTCGCAAAACGGTTAGGCCATTCTAGCTCGCTGACAACCCAGAAGGTCTATATCCATTTGCTGAAAGATACAGAGACTTCGGCGGATGCAAAGATCGGGCAGTTAATGGCCGCTTTGTGAGGTGAACGATATGAAACAAGGTAGAGTATACAAATTTTGGACGCAAAATGAAATTGACCGTGTGAAAAATGAAGTGATTATGGCCGCAGATACAAACGCCATCCTAAACTATGAAGAAATTGCCGAAATGTTTGGCAGGACAATATCTAGCGTTGAACATGTTGTGAATGATCTCAGAAAACAAGGAAAGCTTCCAAAATTTTGCAAAAATAATCAGCAAGAAAAATATCGCAGTCTTTATTCAAAAAGCGAGAAAAAGATGATTGCCAGTCTGATTGAGCAAAAGTACACGTACGAAGAAATAGCAATAATAACGGGTAGAACCAAATATGGGATTCAGGAATTTTGGCGTAACAATGGATACGCCCGTACAAGAAAATGGACGCATGAAGAAGAAACCGCTTTATTGCAAAGTGTCAAGTTTGATAGTTATGGCATCGTTGATAATTACGAAGAGTTACAGAGGCTTTTCAATCGGGGATATGATGCCATAAAAACCAAGATTTACGATCTTCGGAAAAAAGGAAGGCTTCCAGAAGCAAAGAGGACAGGAATGCCCGAGAAAAAGCGCGAAGAGTTCAAACGATATGCAAACAGGTTCTTCACAAAAAGTGTGTGAGGAGGACGACCAATGAAAACAGGAGACGACACGTTCGATGACATCTACATCAGCAAAGAGACTGGCAAGGTTGTAGGCGTCATGTACGAAGATGTGGAATACAAGCTAGTGCCCGCAGAACTAAAGCAAAAAAAGATGAATTACGAAGAAGCACTAAAACGTGCAGAAAAGCTGCTTTCTATGGGCGATTATGTGGACGGCAACGTAAACGAATATGCCAATCTGAAAGCTGTGGCACTTGTTAAGAATATTTACGGAAAAGAGGACGAAAAATGAGCGAAGAAAAACTGTACGTAGTCGAGGATGACAATCGGCTACACCTTGCATTTAACGATGCCGGTAAGCCTATGTGGTTCCAAACGGGCGGTAATTTTACAGCAACCGATTCGGTAGCCAGCATGTGGTCATTAAAACACGGCGGCCACGCTGTCACGCTCGTTGAGGAGCCTGAAAAGGTAGTGCTAAGCGAGAAGCAGGCCGAAATCGTTGAAGATGCGCATAATGCTAAACGCCCAGCAAGCTATATCATTTTGAAGTCTAATGACGAAGAGCTGCTGATGAATGCTTACGTCAACGGCTTCACCGTGGCAAAGGAGAAAAAATGGCGCTTGCCAGTTCCTAGTGCGTGGTGCGGAGATAGTAATCACTACTGGCACAAAGAATCTGATGGAACATTAACTTGGAGCATCTTAGCTGGGCGTTCAGAAGGCTTTGAGTTCAGCAGAAATGAAATTGCCGAATACGGCATGAACGGCTTCAAAAAAGAAGAGGTGACTGACGATGACGAATAAAGCCGACATAGACGCTGCGCAAAAGGCCATCGATGCCGCGAACAATGCGATCAGCAAACTTGATCTGTGTGGCCTGTATGATTGCGCGTGGCAAGCACATGATGGCTATCAACGCATCATTGATTACAACAGGGAACAGTTGGAGGTGGCCAAGCATGACGATGATTAAGCTAGACAGCGGGAAGTTGCTAAATCTATCGGCGGTATCGTATATCTCAAATACTGAAATGCTGGCTTATTTCAAACAGCCAGTGATCACAAATGAAAATAGCTTTCAAACAGCAAAATGCTTTGGCGTTGGTGTAACGGAAGCCGACATTGAACGAATTGCAGCGAGTGCCGCTAAGAGAGAGATGACTGACGATGAATAAACAAGAAGTGAACCTAAAAAGTGGTGGGAGAGCTTGTTACTTCGTGGCCAAGGTGTCTGATTTTGGAAATGCACACCGTGTATCGCCTATCTACTTCAACCGTGATCGAGCAGTTCTTCAACTCAATTACTTGAAAAAGAAGAACGCTGATGATTCCTATGCAATGTTCGAAACTACCGGATGGAGGTGCGTGCTATGAGCGATGAGACGAAGCGGGACGTGTTCGAGGACACATTGGACGCATATGACGATTCAAGGCCGTATCCCCACCCAGGCTATGACTCACCGGCGAAGCTTTTAGATCGTTACAATGCCGCCTTGCCAGATAATCTGCCGGTTATTCCGAAAGCGGTGGGAGAGATATTGCGATCAGCACACGGGCAAGCTAACTTGCTGGGCGTCTTAGACACGGCTAAAAACGGATATAAGGTTAGCGAGACCTTGGCATGGATAATTGCCAAGCAAAACACTTTCGCTCGTGCATGGTTGCTAGGTGTTTGGCGTGTTGAGGAAACCGGCGAAATCGTGAAATTGGAGGAAGAAAAATGAACTACTACGAAACAGAAGAACCTTTCTGTAGTTTAATCGTTGCTAACAACACTAAGGAAGCCCTCAATTTATACCGTGAAATGTATGGAGATAATGATGATCCCGAAAAGTTTAAAGAGTTAAGCCGTGAAGAAGCACTATATCATATTGCTTCTGCAAAAACGGAAGACAGGGATAACCTCACCTACAAGGAGGTTAAAGAAGATTTGGAAGCTAAGGTACCTACAATGCTTCTGGTATACGGAGACATCTTGGATGTAAGCTGATTCCTGAGACAACTTTTAAGAGAAGGTATAATGAATAAATCATCTCTCAAAAGGAAGGAATTTTTACATGCCAACTCATTACGACAAAGAATTCAAACAAAACATTAT